GGTGGCAAGCCGAATACCGCGTTGTGCGGCAGCGACTGGCTCAACGCGCTGGAAGTAGAACTGCGCGCCAACGGCAACTACTCGATGCAGGGCTTTGCCGGCGGCAAGGACGTATCGGTCGGAACCATCAGTTATATGGGCACTGACTTTGAATACGATCCCTCGCTGGACGCACTCGGCAAAAACAAGCGCTGCTACTGGTGGGACAATCGCGACATCTATCTGGTCAAGATGCAGGACGAGTGGAAGCATCAACACTCGCCGTCGCGTCCCGTCGATAAGTACCTCATCTATCGAGGCATCACCTCCACCGGGCAACTCTGTGCAAGGCGCCTCAACAGCGCCCTTGTCATCGACATTGCCTGACGGGGAACCGCCGGGCCGTCCAAGCCCGGCCCGGCGGTCAACTTTGTAAAGGAAGCCAAAATGAAAATGCACTGGTGTACCTGCCGGGTAAACCTCTCCGGCCAAAATCTGACGCACGTCAGTTTCAGCCCGCAGGATGCGGTGTCATGGCCGGAGGTGCAGGTATTGACCGCGCTGCACGGCGAAGAAAACATTTACGACATCAAGCCCATCAGCATCGCCGAAATCAATTCGCGCATCGAAAAGGACCGCCTGATTGCCAAGTACGGCATGATTGTCGAGCGGGTATTCCCCGGCCGCGCCTTCCTGATGGAAACGCTGATGCCGGCGCACAGCGAAAACCTGCCGCTGTCCGACCGTGACGGCATTCCGCTGCCCGAACAGGTCGCCGCTACCGGCAACGGTAACGGCAACGGCGAACATCCCGGCGATGACGATGAGGAGGAGGATGACGCACCGGCGCCAGAACAGCCGCCGTCACCGGCGCCTGCCGCCTTCAAGCCCGGCAAGCATCCGCGTCCGACGCTGCCGACGCCAGCCTGATGCCGGTCGGGGTCGCACTCATCGACTTGCGGCGTGATCTGCGCGCCGAAACCGGGCAATCGCTCAACCCGGCGCAAGGCGTGCAGTCGCAGGCAACGCAGGATAATCAACTGGATCGCCAGCAGCGCGAGTTGTGGGCCAATTACGATTGGCCGCATCTGCGCTACTGGGTCGATTACAGCGTCAACGCCGGACAGTCGGTGTTCGATTACCCGGCGGATATGCCGTTTGATCAGATCAACCAGATTTACTTCAGCACCGACGGGAGCAACTGGAAGCCGCTGGCCTACGGGATTCGGGCCACCGATGTCAGGCTCAACGCATCGGCCGGAACGCCGCTGCGCTGGGGCAACATGGCCGTTGTCACCGGCGGCGTCACCAATCCGGTCGGTCATATTCAAATTTTGCCGACGCCAAACGTCAACGGCGAGTTGCGTTTTGCAGGTTCGGCACCGTGCAATCCGCTGGTCGCCGACGATGACGTTTGCATCCTCGACAGCAAGGCCATCGTGCTGTTTGCGGCGGCAGAAATTCTAGCCACCAATAAAGTGGAAGCGGCGCAGTTGAAGTTGCTCAAAGCGCAGAATTATCTGCGCCGGCTGTTGGCAAATCAGGGCGCCGACAAGCGCACAAACTTCAACATGGGAGGATCAGCCGGCCGCGACTACACCAGTGGCCGTTATCGCTACAATTACGCGGTGCCGGGCATCGACTATATCCCGTCATAGGCCGGCGCGATGGCGTATTACATCATCAACAATTTTGCCGCCGGGCTAGACCTGCGCCGCTCCTCGCTCACCGCCCCGGTCGGCACGCTGCGCTCGCTGAAAAACCTGCATCTGACGCCGGGCGGTGAAATCGAAAAACGCTTTGCGTTTGTGAAATTTGCCACCGTTGACCCGGCCAGCAGCGGTTTGATCGAGGTCAACCAGAAACTTTATGTGTTCGGTCCCAACGGCCCCGGCGTGGTTGAGCCGCCGGCCGACTGGACGGTCGGCACGCTGAAACTCGCGACCGGCGGGATTTCGTACATCCTCGACTACGACCTGTTCAATAATAAGGTGTTCTCCATTGTGGTCGATACCAATGGCGCGGTGCAGCACTTCTATAACGGCGTCAGCGTGGCGGGCGCCAACGGATATTATTGCCGCACCTATAAAACCAAGATGTTCACGGTCGCCGGTTCGGTGATGTATTTTTCCGCAGTCGGCGCCGCCGATGACTGGGCCGGAACCGGGTCGGGATTCATCGACCTGTCGCTTGAGGACAGCGACATGACCGACTGCCAAGCGCTTGAAGTTTATTACGACAAGCTCGCCATCCTGTCATCGACGGCGACGCAATTGTGGTCAATCGACCCGGACCCGCTGCAAACACAATACGACCAGACGCTGCGACAGGCCGGCACCATCGCTCCGCGTTCGGTGCTGCAATACGGGTCGGGTGACGTGCTCTACATTGCTCCCGATGGCATCCGCTCGCTGCGCGCGCGCAACGCCTCGCTGGCGGCGTCGGTGTCCGATGTCGGGTCGCCGCTCGACCCGGTCATGCAGCAATTGCTGCGCGATCAGGGAACAGGGTTTATGAGCAGCATCATCGCGCTGTTGCAGCCGGTGACGGGGCGCTTCTGGATCATCTTGCCAGACCGCGTCTATATCCTGTCGGCGTTTCCCGGCCCCAAGGTGACGGCGTGGTCGCAGTACGACCCGACCGATGCAAGCGGCAATCCCATCAACATTGTCGCCGCCACCACCTACCGCAAGCACGTCGTAGTGCGCGATAGCAATAACAACATTTATGCCTATGGCGGCGCCACCGATACCGGCGTGGTTTACGACACCTGTCCGGTTGAAATCGTGTTCCCGTTCCACGCCGGCGAGGAGCCGGCCACCTTCAAGGTGTTCCACGGCCTCGATGCGGCCTGTACCGGCGAGTGGGACGTGTATGCCTCCTATGACCCGGACAATGACACCGCAGAGGATTATCTGGGCAAATTCACCGGCCCGACGTTTTTGAAGGGCCGCTTCCCGATGCAGGGACATTCAACACATATGAGCCTGCGCATGCGTTCATCGGTCAATGGGCCTTTAACGCTGTCCAACATGATCGTGCATTATGAAAAGGCTGAAACGGGATGATCCGCGTCGAAGCGGCGACCTTCGACGCGGTGGCCTACGTCGCGGCGAACCTGCGCGAGCAGGATCGCGTCGAATTATCGGCGACATCATCGCCGGACGGTCTGTATTTGCCCGAAAGGGTGATGGGGTATGCGTCGGCGGCGTTTGTTTCGCGCGACGAGAACGCAGAACCGATAAGCGTCTGGGGGCTGTGCCCGATGTGGCCGGGCGTCGGCACGGCGTTCGCCTTCGGCACCGACCAATGGCCGCGCGCGCTGTTAACGATGACACGGCACGTCAAGCGGTTTATGCTCCCGCTTGTACTGGAAAACGGCTACCACCGTATCGAGTGCCGGGCGCTCGCTCACAGAGAGGATGTGGGCCGATGGGTTGCCCAATTCGGTGCAGTTGCGGAAGCCGTATTGCGCTCCTCCGGTCGGCGCGGCGAAGATTTTACCCTTTACAGGTGGCTCAGTGATGAGCACCGCCGCAGAGCGAACCCAGACCAAACCGGCAATCCAGTTGCGGCTGGCGAGCGTCGCAGACATTCCGGCATTGGTAGCACTGTTCCAAGTTTTCTTTAATGAAAGCCACTATCAGCCGGCGCTGCAATTCAGCACCGATGTCTGCACAAAATATCTCACCAGCGCCATCGGCTCAGGCTTTTCGCCGCACATCATCGCCGTTGACGGTGACAAAATCGTCGGCGTGATTTCCTACCATTTCGATGAAAGCTTTTCGGCAACGCCGCTGGCGGTGATGGACGAACTGTATGCGCTACCGGCCTATCGCGGCACGCCGGTTGGCCGCGCGCTGGTGGGAGCGTGCATGGACCTGATGAAATCTGACGGCGCCACTTGCGCGCATATCCCGCTGACCAGTGGCCATGCAGCGATGCCGACGCTGGTCAATCTGTTCAAAAAATTCGGTGCCGAAGAAATCGGCGTCGTCATGCGAAAGGTGCTGTGATGGGCGGAAAATCTCATTCTTCAAACGACCAGATGATGCAATTTGAAATGCAGCAGGCGGCAGAAGCCAAGCAGAAAGAAGCCGACCGGCAGGCGCGTTTGCAGCAAGGCACGCAGCAGGTCAACGATATTTTCTCGGCCGGAAATTTCGATGATGCGTTCTTCAACAAATACAAGCAGGCCTCGCTCGATTACACGCTGCCGCAACTGCAAAACCAATATACGCTGGCAAAAAACAAGCTCACTTATGACACGGCGCGCGCCGGGACACTCAACTCCTCTGCCGCCGTCGATGCCGCTGGCCGCCTCAATACGCAAAACCTCACCGACCAAGCCGGCCTCAAAGCCGCCGCCGACGCGCAAGCGGCGTCCTTGCGAACGCAAATCGGCAACGAAAAGCAGCAGGCGATCAATCAGTTATACGCTACGGAAGATCCGACCGTGGCCGCCAACACCGCCACCGGCATGGTGCAGCAGGGCGCCATTTCGACGCCCAACCTCAACCCGCTCGGCGCCATGTTCGACCCGATTGCGGTCGGCGGCATCAGCGCTGCCAACAGCTATGCAAACAACTACTACACCAGCCAAGGGCTAAACCCGGCCTCGCCGACCGGGACCGGCAACATCAATATCGTAAGAAGTACATAAGCCTATGTGTGACCCGCTTTCGATGATTGGGCTGGTCGGCTCGATTGCCGGCGGCCTGATTAATTATTCGCAGCAGCAGTCCGCCATGGAAGAACAGATGGCGGCCAACCAGCGCTGGGTCGATTACCAGCGCCAGCAGGCGCAAGAGGCGACCGCGCGCGACAACGCCAACCGGGCATTGGCGCAGCAAGCGCAGCAGCAGACGGCCGACCAGATTTCGGCGCAAACGCAGAAAGACCAGCAGACCACCGAACAGCAGCGCGTGCAGACCGACATCACGCCAACCGCGATCCAGCCGGGACAAACGCCGGACCAGCTTGCCGGCGACATGCTGCTATCGGGACAGCAAAACGCCGCGCCGGAAGTAAAGGGCGCCATCGCCAGCCGCGTGGCCACGGCGGCGGCCGACGCCCGTCAGCGCATTGCCGCATTGGCTACAATCCAATCCTACGGCGGTTCGCAATTCGGTTTGCAGAACACGGTCAACAAGGAATTCCAGACCGGCAATCAGGGCATCGACCTTTATAATAATTACCGGCGCGGTGATCTGGCGGCCTACAACGTCGCCAAGCAGGTCGAACCGCAGAAAATCCAGATGACGCCGTCGCCGTGGGGCGGCATTGCCAACTCGCTTGCCGGGATCGCCGGCAAGGGCGCCGGTGCCAGCATGTTCAGCGGCATCGGTGGCGGCGGCACGGTTTAACCAGCGGATAAAATTATGCCCCTTCAATATATCCCCGACAACACCATCGGCGACGCGCTGGCCCAGCTTGGCAACACGATTTCCAATGGCCCGCAGACGATGCTGCACGCGGCGGTGGCCGGTGAGCAAATCAAGACCAGCGCGCAGAAGCGCATGGAGTTGCAAAACGAACTGGACGCCAAACAAGCCGCCGCCGACGCCACCGCCGAACTCGACAGTCTGACGGAGCAAAAAAGGCAAG